AACATTATCATTTTTAGAGAATCCGATCTACCTAGACGAAACAGATATTTTAGCAGTTACAGCAAGTGCTGCAAGTGATCTAACTTATTTCGTTTCTTATGAAGAAATTACAGATTAATAATAAAGGAGACTTTTAACCCATGGCAAATGGCGGACTAATAGGAGTTTGTGGTGAAGCCTCACCTGCGGCGATATCGGCAACGGTAACAACATTTAATTCATCAGGAACTTTCACACCTACTTTCAATAGAAAAACAGTACAAGTTTTAGTAGTAGCTGGTGGTGCCGGTGGTGGAAGTAATAGAGGTGGAGGTGGTGGCGGCGCTGGCGGTTTTCGTGCTTTAAGTTGTGTGTCAACACCAAATACAACATTAGCAATCACAGTAGGTGCTGGTGGTGGTTCTGGTGAGTCCCAAGGTTTTCGTGGAAGCAATTCAGTTCTCGGATGTATAACATCAACAGGTGGTGGAGGTGGAACTGGCTCTGCTAACCCTGGTACAAATAGACACCCAGGTGGATCTGGTGGTGGAGGTGGTGCAACTGTCAATCAAACATTTGCTGCAGGTAGTGGTAATACTCCTCCCGTAAGTCCTTCTCAAGGAAATAATGGTGGTACTGCAAATGGTGGACCAGGTGGTAATCAAGCTGGTGGTGGCGGCGGTGGCGCTGGTGCTGTTGGTGGTAACTCTCCTGGAAACAATGTGGGTGGCGTTGGTGGTGCTGGTACTGCAAGTTCAATAACAGGCTCAGCTGTCACTTATGCTGGTGGTGGCGGAGGCGGCGCTACTGGTTACGAAACTTCTTCAACACATGGTAACGGTGGTGCTGGTGGTGGTGGACGAGGAGCTTCAGGCGGAGGTTCTTCTTCAGCTGTCCCAGATTGTGCTTCTGTAGCAGGTTCAGCTAATCTAGGTGGTGGCGGTGGTGGCGGAGGGTCTAATAACCCAGGTCAAACAGGTGGTGCTGCAGGTGGATCAGGTAAAGTTGTAGTAAAAGAACCTGCCGTGACTATTGTAAAAGCACCTGGCGTATGGAGCCTTAATGAAGTATATGAATATAGAAAACAAAATGCATGGGCTTCATCAAGTGTTTAGTATAAATATAGTATAACAACAATAAAAAAGGAAAATAAACAATGGCACATTTTGCAGAGTTAGAATCAAAAACAGACCCGACAGGTTTTACTTCTGATACACATTTAGTTGTAAAAAGAGTAGTAGTTGTCGCAAATGATGAAGTGCCTTCAGATGAACATGCTGATGGCGAAACATGGTGCGTGAACTTCTTTGGTGGCGGAACATGGAAACAAACATCATATAATAACAATTTCAGAAAGATGTATGCAGGTATAGACATGGTCTATAATGCCTCTAAAAACAAATTTTTAGCAACACAACCTTTTGCTTCATGGGCATTAAATGATGATGACGATTGGAAATCACCAATCACTTATCCATCAGTAGTTGATGATGGTGAAGATACACCTTCATGGACTTACGCTATTACATGGAACGAAACAAAATATAACGCTGACAACAATACAGGTTGGGAAGCAACTAAATCCAATGATGACGCAGAAACTAAAACAGTCTATGATTGGAATGGCTCGGCTTGGGCATAGGAAACTTAAATGGCTAGATCAAACGGTGGATATTTAGGAGTTGCAGCTGATATAGTTGTTCAAGATGAAGTAGTCACTATCGTTACATCAAGCACACCTAGTGCAGTTACAACTCAACCTCTAACTACAGCAATTAATTTTTTAGTAGCCGCAGGTGGTGGAGGAGGTGGTAATACTGGTGGTGGTTCAGCTGGCGGTGGTGGTGCTGGTGGATTAAGATCCGGTTCAGGTATAACAGTTTGTGGTAATACAGCATTAGGTGCAGTAGTTATCGGAGCTGGTGGTGCTGCATTAGCATGTGGAGCTAATTCAAGTGTTGTTATAGGATGCACAACCTACACTTCAACAGGAGGTGGAAAAGGTGCAAAAAGTTTTTGTGGTGAAGATGGTGCTGCTGCAGGAACAGGTGGCTCAGGTGGTGGTGGACAAGGTTATACAAATGATGATTCAACTTCTCCTCCTGCTTCAAAAGTTGGAGCAGCAGGAAATACTCCGCCAACAGATCCTTCACAAGGAAATAATGGTGGAGATGGAGTTCAGTCTTCTTCTTCTGCAAATGCTCAAGCCGCTGCTGGTGGAGGTGGTGCTGGTGCAGCAGGAGTAGATGCTTGTCAACCAAGTTCAACAACTTCAAATGCAGGTGCTGGTGGTGCAGGTTTAGATTTAAGTCCTCTGGTAGGAACAACAGCAGGAGTGTGTGGTGTATTTGCTGGTGGCGGTGGTGGTGGAAAAAGAATGGCTCCCGGAACTGCTGGTGCCGGTGGATCAGGTGGTGGCGGTCAAGGCGGTCAAGGACCAAATACTAGAAACTCAGGAGCAGGAACAGCAAACACTGGCGGTGGCGGTGGTGGAGGTGCAGAAGGACCTAACTCTAAAACTGGTGGAGCAGGTGGTTCAGGAGTTGTCGTTATAAAACAAGCAGCAGCTCATAAAATACCTGGTGTATGGAATTTAAGAACACATTATAGACAAAAAAGAGCAGGTACTTGGACATCATAAACACAACTTTTTAATACACGCTTTACAAAGTATTATAAATATGATATAATACGAAATGATAATAAAAGAAGGTGATCTAAAATGAATTTAACAAACTATTATTGGTACTTTAAATCAGCAATCCCAGAACATATCTGTGATGACATTGTAAAATATGGTCATCAACTTCAAGATCAAATGGCGTTGACTGGTGGTTATGGTGATAAAAAATTAAATGCAAAACAAACAAAAGATTTAAAAAAGAAAAGAGATTCAGATATTGTTTGGATGAATGATAAATGGATATATAAAGAGATACATCCTTATATTCATCAAGCAAATCAAAATGCAGGTTGGAATTTTCAATGGGATCATTCTGAATCTTGTCAATTCACAAAATATAAAAAAGGTCAATACTATGATTGGCATTGTGATGGATGGGATCAACCATACAATAGACCAGAAGAACCTAGTTCACATGGTAAGGTAAGAAAGTTATCTGTAACCGTAACTCTATCTGACCCTAAAGATTATAAGGGTGGTGAACTAGAATTTGATTTTAGAAACATGGATCCTGATAAAAAACGTAACACACATAAATGTACTGAGATATTACCTAAAGGTTCTTTAGTAGTGTTTCCTGGTTTTGTGTGGCATAGAGTGTGTTCAGTTAAAAGTGGTGAAAGAAACAGTTTAGTTATTTGGAATCTAGGATATCCATACAAATAGGAGTATTATGAAAAAGAAAAAGAAAATGAAAAACATAAAGAAGAAAAAACAAAAGTTAAGTTTTCCTCAACAATTGGCAAGAGAGGACTTATTTAAATGTCCTATATGGTTTGCAAAAGAACCTGGTTTTGTAGATAGTTTAAACAAAGCTTCTGATTCTTATATTGAAAATGCAAAGAAAAATTTAAAAAAAGATATAGATAAAAGAAATAAAAAGTTTGGTGATAAGGGTGATATGGGTAATGTATTTCATTCAACATCTTTAGTTGGAGATCCAGCATTTAAAGAATTGCAAGATTACATTGGTGCAACCTCACACAATCTACTATTAGAAATGGGTTATGATCTAAAAGACTATGCAATATTTACCACAGAAATGTGGGTACAAGAGTTTGCTAAGAAAGGTGGTGGACATCACACATTACATACTCATTGGAATGGACATATATCAGGTTTCTACTTTCTAAAAGCAAGTGAAAAAACATCACTACCTTTATTTGAAGATCCTAGACCAGGCAATCTTATGAATAGTTTACCAGAATTAAATAAAAATAAAGTATCTTATGCTTCAACAGCAATAAACTATCAAGTAGAACCAGGCTCAATGTTGTTTTTTCCTTCATATATGCCACATCAATACATAGTTGATATGGGTTATGATCCGTTTAGATTTATACATTGGAACTGTCAGGCAATACCAAAGGCGGTTCTAAATGGTTAAAAAGAATCCAGATATGAAAAAGGCGTTTATTCAATCTATACTAGGACATTTTAATAAGAATAATAAACCTGATTGGATTAAAAATATGATTAAAAACAAAGTGAAACTGAAAGGAAAAAATGTCATTCAAAAAAAATAAATATACTGTACTAAAAAATATAATATCTAAAGAAGTTGCTGATATGGCATATTCTTATTTCTTAAATAAAAGAAAAGTTGCAAGAGTTTTATTAGATGAAAGATTTATATCACCTTTTACAACTGAATTTGGCGTGTGGAATGATGAACAAGTGCCAAACACTTATTCTCATTATAGTGATATATTGATGGAAACTTTACTAGAGAAAGTTAAACCTACTATGGAGAAACATACAGGTCTAAAATTAAGTCCTACATATTCTTATGCAAGAATCTATAAGAATGGTGATGTGCTAGCACGTCATAAAGATAGATATTCATGTGAGATATCTACTACATTAAATCTAGGGGGTGACTCATGGCCGATATACTTAGACCCAACAGGTAAAAACGGACAGGCAGGTATTAAAGTTGATCTTGAACCTGGTGATATGTTGATATATTCTGGCTGTGAACTAGAACATTGGCGAGAAGAATTTAAAGGTAAAGATTGTGGACAAGTGTTTCTACACTATAATAAATCATCATCTAAAAAGGCAAAAGAAAATCTATATGACGGAAGACCTTTCATAGGATTACCTAGTTGGTTTAAAGGATATAAGTTACCTAAGAAATAGTACTATATACTCACTCATCTACTGTTCAAATATCTTATAAATATAAGAAAGATTTAATATATAGGAATTTGACTAATGGCAACAATACAAAACATCACTATTGACCAGGATGCTGATTACACAGAAACTTTAACAATCAAAGATTCTGCAGGCACAGTCGTAGATTTAACAGGACAGACGATAACAAGTAAGATAAGAAAGACCCACTTATCAACATCTTCTACCTCTTTTACAACTGCTATCGTAAGTGCAACAGACGGTACTTGTTCAATAACATTAACAGATACAGTTACCTCAGGACTTACTGAAGGTAGATATGTATGGGATTTAACGACTACCGATGG